AAAGAGTGGATGTATGCTGTTCAAGGGGAAGATGGCTCAACAACGATAGCTCATGAGTCTGAATTGCCCCCCGAAGGCAAAGATATGTTACGAAAGGCTTACGATAATGGCCATGATGTACAGAGGAGACGGGTTTCAAGGTGGAAAATAGATTGGTACAAGATCATCGGCAATGAAATAGTCGAGAAGAAGACATGGCCTGGTAAATACATACCGATTATCCGAGTACCTGGCGAAGAAATAACGATGGAAGGAAGGCTTGATCGCAAGGGTATTGTAAGATATTTGAAAGATGCTCAACGATCCTTCAACTACAATGCATCCGCAGCCCTTGAATTTGGTGCATTGCAATCCAAGTCACCATACATGGCTCCTGTTGAAGCTATCGAGGGCCTGGAGAATTATTGGTCAACAGCTAATAGCCAGAATCATTCATATTTACCCTATAACCACGCGGATGAATCGTGTAATTCCTTCCCACAACCGCAAAGACAGCAGCCTCCGGTATCGCCCCCGGTATTCATGGACGGTATGCAAGCAGCCGAGCATGAAATGATGATGGCTTCCGGGCAATACGAGGCTACATTCAGTGCTCAGGGTAATGAGGTAAGTGGTATCTCGATTGAGCAACGCCAGAAGCAGGGCGAGCGCGTAACTTTCCATTACCAGGATAACCTAGCTAAGGCCATTCGGTTCACAGGTAAGCAATTAATAGACCTGATTCCCAAGATTTATGACACGAAGAGAATCATTCGTATCATGGATGAGTCAGGTGAAGAGCATTCAATTCAAGTTGACCCACAGGCTAAGCAAGCGCTTAAACAACAAGAGGATAAATCAGAAGCTCAGGTAACAGCCATCTTCAACCAGAGCGTTGGCGACTATGATGTGGTAGCTAAGTGCGGCCCTAACTTCGATACCAGGAGAGAGAAAGCATTCGATGCTATGACCCAATTGCTAGCTGCTCAACCAATGTTAGCTAACGTGATTGGCGATCTATACATGGGAACTGCTGACTTCCCATCCGCTGATAAGTTGCAAGAGCGCATGCGTAATTGGATTTCATCCACTAACCCTGGCGCAATGCAAGAAGGCCCGAATCCACAATTGATCCAAGCACAGCAACAATTGCAGCAAGCTTCGCAGATGATTCAGCATCTACAGCAACAATTGCAAGACAAGACTATCCAACAAACTCTCGAGAAGCAACGATTGGATATGGATGGGCTCGAGCATCTAGCTGTTCGTATGGAGAAAGAGAGAGAGGGTCTGATTAATGCATTCAAGTCAGAAACTGATCGCTTGAAGACTCTTGCCCCCGCATTCGATTCAAATGAATTATCTAAAGTGATCAAGAAGACAGTCTCGGAGATAATGACTTCGCCACCGCCCGATGTTGGATTGGGGATGGCTACGACTGATTATGATTCAGGTCTTCAGCAAGTAATGCAGCCCATTCCTGCCTTGCGCCAAGAGAATAATCAGGATATAAAGGATGAAGCAATTAAGAACTTAACTCAATCAGCAAGCCAATCTCAATTGGGGAGTCCGCCTCAATTGGGTAACCCACCGCAATGAGAGGAAATGTATGAGCGAAGAAGCACAAGCCCCCGAAGATGTAAAAGCTCCTGAGCAAGAACCAGAAAAGGAACAAGAGGTAGTCGCCCAGCCCGATCATAGTTGGGTTCCTAAGAGGATTAGCGAGATCACAGCAGCTAGACGAGCAGCAGAAGCTCGAGCATCCGAACTCGAAGCTGAAGTTAATCGACTGAAATCTGGCGTAACGCATAGCGATACAGTGTCTCCGGTTGGCAATCAGAATCTTGAGCAATTGGCCAGAGCTTACGCCGAGAAGATGGTCAGAGATCAATCGGAAAGCAATGGATTTAACCAGAAGATTCAGTCTATCAACGAGGCTGGCGCGAAAGAGTTCGGACAGGACTTTGAGAAGTCAGTTGAGAACCTACGATTAGCCGGAGTTGGTGGGCAAGATTTCTTGAAAGTTCTTACCAATGTACCTAAGGCAGAGGCAGTTGTTACTTGGTTAGGTAAGAGCGAGAACCTTAACGAAGCAATGAGGATCGCGTCATTGGATCCTGTCCACATGGGAATTGAATTGACCAAAATGTCTACTAAAGCCGCTAAGGATTTGAGCAAACAGATAAGCAAAGCACCAGCGCCTATCGAGCCCCTTCATACTTCGTCAACAGGGGGTAGCGAAGTCGAACCTGATCTCAAGGATACTGATGCCTGGATCAAATGGCGTCAGACTACTAAGAAAACGAGGCGATAGTCTTGACTTATTAGCTTTTGTGTATTAAAGTTTCATCACCCATAGTATAGGGGCCAATAGGTCAACGAGAACCGTCAATCTCGGGCGTAGCCCGTCAAGCTAGTTCCTTTAGGGCAGGGACAAAAGAGTCGTGTCTTCCACGAATTTTTTGACTTCTACCTAAAGGTGCTACCTTGAGTAATTCATTGTTGACTATCAACATGATTACGAATGAGGCTGTTCGTCTCTTTTCGCAATCAAACGCTTTCCTTCGTACCGTTAATCGCCAATATGATGACCAGTTCGCTCGTACTGGTGCTAAGATTGGTAACACGCTACGTATCCGCCTTCCCAATGACTACATCGTTACGGAAGGCCCGGCCTTAGTTCCCCAAGGAACAGCCGAACAGAACACGACACTCACTGTCGCTACTCAAGCCAAGGTTGGTATCTCTTTCGGGACCGCCGAAAAGACGATGTCCCTGGATGATTACAGCGAACGCATTCTTGCTCCAGCGGTTAATAGACTCGGTGCGTTCATCGCTAATGACTTGATGAATGTCGCTGCGGCTTCGTCCAATATCGCTCCTAATTTCTCGAGTGGAACGACACTGATTAGCCCGAGTGCAGCTACCTGGCTACAAGCTGGTGCTCTTCTAGATCAGAACTTATCACCCCGTATGGATCGTAAGATTGTCATGGATCCGCAAACCATGGCTCGTACGACTTCTTCCTTGACCGGATTGTTCAATCCGCAAAGAAAGATTAGCGATCAGTTTGAAACAGGCATGCTATCCACTGATACCCTAGGCTTTGATTGGGTAATGGATCAGACTGTCCAAGTTCATACCGTCGGTACCTTCACCGCTGGTACTGTGAATGGCGCTGGTCAGACTGGTAATACGCTGACCGTCAACGCGATCACTGGAACTTTGAATCAAGGCGACATCATCACCATTGCTGGTGTATATGCCATCAACAGATTGACCGGTTCATCGCAAGGTGTTCTTCGTCAATTCGTGGTGACGTCCAATGTGCTTTCCGGTGCCACATCGATTCCTATTTACCCGGCTATCGTTCCCGCACCAGCGGCTTTCAATACGGTTACCGCTTCTCCTAGCAATAGCGCGACGATCTCGTTGATCATGGCTCCTAGCCAGGCTTATCGTCAGAATCTAGCCTATTACCCAGAAGCATTCACCTTGGCAACGGCTGACTTGGAAATGCCTACATCTGGTGTCGTGGAAGCTGCTAGAGCGGTATTCGATGGGGTTTCTTTGCGTATGCTGACTGCTTATGATCCTATAGCTGATAACCTTATCACCCGTATGGACGTATTGTATGGGTACGCAGCTATTCGCCCTGAATGGTCAGTGATCGTACCCGACATTCTGTAAGAATTCATCGTGGGGTTGGGACCGGGGCTTCCTCGGTCCTCTTTTTCGGATTTCTAAGATGCATAAAAACCATTTATTACAGTTCGTACCAGGGAAAGGAAGCATGAGAGAGTTCACGGCTCCGTACGTGTTCAAAGAGTTCCCGAAGTATGTAAGGCTTGCCGATGGTTCTCATCTGATTGTGCAGGATGAGGATGAAGAATTCGCGGCGGTCGGTAACAAGGAACCGGAAGACACGCAAGCTTCCCTATTAGCTAAGGCTAGAGAACTAGGATTGAAACCTCATCATAAGATGGGTGTTGAGACCCTTACCAAGTTAATTGATCAAGGACATTGAAATGAAGAAATTATTATCTCTGTTGGCCATTATCGGGTGCACTGCTGCTCATGCTCAGTTCAATCCGAGTAGCGGCTTCTCAACTATTAACAATACTTGCGGGACTTACTTCCTCCAGGGCAGTACGTATTACAACAACTATGGGGTCAATATAGGTTCTACGCTGCCCGTTTGTGTACCACCTTTTAGCGCCCAGAATAGCAGCGCCGCTGTCTTCATCCCGGCTCAGTACACGAACGCTAATTTGCCTGTTTGCAGTTCAGCGACTGTTGGCTTGGTGGCTATCGAGAATGATGCAGCTTCTAGCCCATCGTACAATGCGACCGCAACTGGCGGTGGTACAGGTGTAGTGACCGTTCTGTGCAATGGTACTAATTGGACCAACCATTAAATGACTGTTCCAGTACCCACCACGCCTAGCGATATCATAACGCTCGCGTTAAAGACCGCGAACGTGGTGGGTGTAGGTCAAGTAGCTTCTGCGGAGGATATGAATGATGCATTCAACCTCCTCAATATGCTGCTGGCTCAATTGCAAAGACGCAGATACTTCGTCTACCAGCTAATAACTACCGGATTCGTAGCAACAGGTGCTACATCATACACTGTTGGGCCAGGGGGTAATTTCGATATCCCTCGTCCGGCTAAGATAGAGTCCGCATTCTTTCGTCAGCAATACAATAACGTTCAGCCTGTAGACTATCCCCTGGAAATCCTGAGATCGACTGAGGATTACAATCGGATATCGCTTAAGCAATTGAATGCTTTCCCTCGGCTTGCCTTCTATGATATGGCGTACCCGATTGGCAATCTATTTGTATGGCCGCTTCCGAATAATACATATGAGATATTCATCACGACGATGTTGCAGTTGCAACAATTCGTTACAATCAACGATACGATAATTCTTCCGCCAGAATACAGCGCTGCTCTGATGTGGAACCTGGTACTCGCTTTGTATCCATTTTACGGATTGCCGGTAAATCCAGTAGTGGTTGAGCAAGCCAAAACATCCCTAAGAATCATAGAAGAATCCAACGTTGCTATCCCGCAACTACAGATTCCTTCTGCTCTCAAGAATAATAGAGGACCGACCTACAACATCTATGGCGACTTCATGATCGGCAGCACGCCGTAAGGAGCCACAATGGCTAAG